AGAAGAAATTAGAGACAGGGTATTAAAAGATCTAGCCGCTGTTGGTACTATATTTGCAATCTTGAATGGAGGACTTTTTACCATTCTGGGAATTATTGGCGGTATTACTGCTAGAATTCTCACCAAACCATTTAGAGCATTAATCGATGCATTTAGAGGAGGGGGAAAACCAACACCAACACCAACACCAAAACCAAAACCATCAGGAGGAAAACCCGGAAGTGCAAGGGTTGCAACTAGTGGTGGAAAACCAGTTAAACCACTATCTCGTTTCGATTTAGAACAAGCAAGAAAAAAAGTTACTCAGGAAAGAATGCTGAGTAACGATAAAAAACCAGGTCTTTTCAAACGGATTGCTTCTAAACTAAAAAAAATATTTCCAAAGGATAAAGCAGTTAATTTTGCAGCAGATCTTGCAACTAAACCAAAATCTGTTTTTGCTAAAATATTTGGAGCACTTGGCAACCTTGGTAAAAAAATACTACCACTATTAAGAGCAGCATTCTTTGTTGGGGCTGTTAGAGATAGAGCGACAAAAGGAATGACCCCAGCACAATCAATTTTGGGAGCGATGTTCCCTCTTGCTGGAAGTATTGTTGGTGGTGGTCTTGGTGCTGGTATTGGTCTTGCTGGTGGTCCTCTTTCATTCCTTGGTGCATTTGCTGGAAGTTGGTTGGGAGATTACTTAGGAATTCAAGTTCAAAGATTTTTAGATTTTGTTTGGAAACCATCGTGGGATGGAGCACCAGGAATAAAGAACTTCAACGATACGATTTATTCATTACAGTCTGAGGGTGTTCTTGGAAGTGCACTGCAGGGTGTATTTCCATATAGTGGTACAAGTGGTTCAACTGAAAAACCAGGAGAGGGTGTTGAAAGTTCTTCGGCATCCTTAACATCTTCTTCGCCTTCTGCTACTGCCTCTTCTTCTGTTACTTCTACATCTTCCGTACCTTCCATTTCCTCACCAGCATCACCACAAATGCAACCACCAGGTCCTGTTTCTGCTTCTGGAAATACGACTGTGATTTATAAAAAAGTTCCTTCTTCTGGTCAGGTTATGGGATCACCAAAAGCATCTAAGAGTGCAACAGACGTTCCATTGATTTCATCATCAAATCCAGATAATTTCTATACAATGTATAGTCAAATAGCATACAACGCGGTGACCTAAAATGGCATTAGGAATAGCAGCAGGAGCACTAAGAATAGGTTCAATGCTCGGTAAGAGTGGTGGAGTATTGAAGAAAGCAGTTCTCAAAAGGACGAAAGTAAAGCGAGAAAATATTGCTAGAAGAAATCTTCTAAACAAAAGAATAGTAGAGAGAAGAAAAAGAAGAGATAAAGAATCTTTGTTGGAAGCAATGAAGAGTAAAGGAAAATCTGGAATGAGTTCAATTCCAGGAAAAAGTTTTCTTCAAAGAGTATTAGATTTTGTTGGAGTTTTGTTTGTTGGATGGTTAGTCAACAATCTTCCTAAAATTATAGAAATGGTGAAGGAGATTATACGGAGGATAAAACTACTTGTAAAGAGTCTGCAAAGTTTTATTAGTAATCTCACTGGATGGTTTGGATCACTTGGAAGTTTGTTAACAGGCACTCTTGATAATTTGAGAAACTTTGATTTTACCGACCAATCTGGTAAAATCAAAAAAGCAATGGAAGGTATGGAGAGTGCATTTAGAGGAATGCAGTCTGATATTGAGGGTATGAAAAATGCCGTCAGTGGAGAGCAAACAAGTTCTGATAGTGGTGGTGGTGCTCCTGTTACAGGAACTGATGCAGAAAAATATAAACAGTTCTATGATATGGCTAAAGAAGCAGGTGCAAAATATCCAGAATTGGTTGCCGCACAATTTGCATTAGAATCTGGATATGGTTCTTCAATATCTGGTGCTAATAATTACTTTGGATTAAAAGCAACTGGTTCCGAATCGGGTGCTACAATGGGAACCACAGAGTATTATGGTGGTGTGAAGACTGGAACCAGTGCTAAATTTATGAATTTTGGAAGTGCACAAGAATCGGTCAATACTCTTGTTAATAGATGGTATAAGGATTATGGAAGTTATAAAGGAGTAAATCGTGCGTCAAGTGCACAAGAGGCTGCTGATCAATTACAACAACAAGGATATGCAACTGATCCCAGATACTCTCAAAAGTTGAAAGATATAATGAGATCTAATAGAAGTGTTGTTGGTTCTGGAGATGGTAGACTAGCAAGAGGTAAGAATCAAACACCAGCATATCAAAGAGCAGTTAATGTTGGTCGTGCATTAGAAGGGCAAGGATATAGAGCATGGCAGCATCCAGACTTCAATGTTCATTCTGGTTATACTGGATCTGGAAGAGAAAGAGTGATGAGAAGAAGTTATAACTCTTATCACAATTATGGTGAGGCACTTGATTATCCACTGTCTCATAATAGTGCGGCACAACTTGATAAACTTGCCTCTTATTTCAGACAAAACAAAGGAGCACTTGGAATTGCCGAAATTTTATGGAAAACTAGTGGACACTATGATCACCTCCACGTATCATTCAAAGGTGGTGGAAGTGTAGATAAAATGCCCATATCAAATATGGATATGGGTGCTGGTGTAGGACAACCACAAAACACTGTTATAGTTATAGAAGAGGAGGCACCACCTATGATGATGAGTCAATCTGGGGGATCTGGTGGCACAGTCATTATGGGACAACCGTTAAATAGTATTATAACAAAACAATTTCTAACATCATTAGCGTATACCTAAATGTCAGCAGCAGGATCTTCCCTTTACGAAACTTTGATATTAGAATCTAATGATCAACAGAGAACTGTTGATCTAAAATTGGGTGCTATTTCTGTTGATTATTATGAGGACATATTTTCGCCAACTATTACTGCTAAAATAAAAGTCGTCAATACGGGCGACTCTATTACTGGTAAGAATGATAAATTACAATCAATCTATAATGGTCTTCCACTGAGAGGTGGAGAAAGACTTCGTATGAAAGTGTTAGATAATGGAGAAAACAAAAAAGGATTAGATTTTTCATCAAAACCAGAAAAGTATCTCTATGTTTCTAGTATTACTAATGTAATAGCAGAGGCACAGAGAGAAAGTTTCTCACTCAACTTAGTTTCGAAAGAAGCAATTGCAAATGAGACTACGAGAGTTGTAAAAAAATATACGGGAACAATTGACGAGTCCGTAAATAAAATTCTGAAAGATATATTGAAAACTAATGCTTTCAAGGCAGAAGACATAGAGAAGTCTTCAAACAAGTATTCATTTATCGGTAATCTGAAAAAACCTTTCACAACTTTGGTTTGGTTAGCATCAAAGGCAGTTCCAGTTTCTTCTGGTGATGCTACCGCTGGATTTGTTTTTTATCAGACGAAAGATGGATTCTACTTTAAGTCTATTGATGAACTGATCAAACAAAAACCAAAAGCAACATATTATTATAGTGAGATAAATGTCAATTCAGCAGAACAGAATAACGATTTCAAAATTCTAAATTATCGCACAGATAAGAATCAAAATCTAATTGAAAAGTTGAGACTTGGAACTTATGCAAGTCAAAGAATGTTCTTCAATCCACTAACATTTAAATTCACTCCTTGGGAGGATGGAAAGTTTCAGTTTGCAAAATATAAAGATAGATTAGAAAATCTTGGTGGTAGAGGAAAAGTTCAATTACCAACAGTAGGTGAGGGATCTGATGTTTCTCTGGGTGATGTTCCTTCCAGAATTTTATCTGGTGTTGTGAGTGTCGGAACACTTGATAAAGATATATCAACAGATACTAATGCTGACCCAGAAAAGTATCAGGCACAGTCTATAATGAGATATAATATTCTTCTTACACAGTCTGTAAGTATGATGGTTGCCTGCAATACAGATCTAAAAGCAGGAGATGTGATTGAATGTAAATTCCCCAAAATTTCATCGGAAGATCCTAACGAGATTGATACTGAAACAAGTGGTCTATATATGATAAAAGAATTGTGTCATCATTTTGAACCTAATAGTTCATATACTTCTTTGAAATTAGTAAGAGATAATTTTGGTATCCGTAAAAAACAAAACTAGAAATGATAGAAGAATCAACATTAAAAAGTAATTTTCTGGGGAGAGATGGTTTTCGTTGGTGGATAGGACAGATTGCCCCAACTTCTGCATGGCAAGCACAGGCAGATGGAAGAGGATGGGGTCATAGGTATAAAGTAAGAATACTTGGATATCATCCCTATAATACCTCAGAACTTTCTGATGATGATTTACCGTGGGCAGGAGTTTTGATGCCCACAACTGCTGGTAGTGGTGGCGCTCAAAAAGCACAAAGTGCTCAAATTGCTCAAGGTGATGTTGTAGTCGGATTCTTCCTTGATGGTGATGATGGACAGATTCCTATGATAATGGGATCTTTTGGAAAAACACAATATTCACCATCATCAGAATATTCCAATCCATTTGTTCCTTTCACTGGATTCACAAAAAATATAGAAAAAAAGGAGGGAGCACGCGATACTAGTGAGAGTTCTGGTCAGAGTAGAGATGATCAGAAATTACAAAGAAACCTTGATCCAAAACAAGTTGAACAACTCAATGCTCAAAAGAAAGATGGTGAGGCAGAAGAAGTACCAGCATCAAAGGCAACTGGTCAGACAGTAACACATGCCGATACTTGTGAAGATAATTTTGTTAATGAGATTACCAATATCTTAGAAAATCTTATAAAGATTACGAGTGAGGCAACTAATTTTCTTGGTGATGTTCAAAGTGCGATAAAGAAAATACAAATCCTTGCGAATGGGTTTGTTGGTAATTTATTCAACTCTTTATATAAGAAACTAATACCGCTGTTACAAAAAGGTTTGAAAGCACTTTATGATTCCACCTTTGCATCAGTATTAGCATCAACGGCAAATCCATTTACGGCACATTTGGCTGCCGTTGCCGCACAACAGGGAATGGTTGGACCTGTTCAGGCTCTTCAAAAAGCAATGGCTTGTGTTGCTGGAAAAATTATCAATGGTCTTGGAGAAACTATCAAAGGTCTTGTAGAGTCAACATTGTTGGAAGTTGTTAATTTTGGTGTTTGTGCAGCAGAACAATTTTGTGGTTCATTATTGAATGGGATAATTGATCAAATAACTTCTGGTTTGGATTCCGCACTTTCTGGTGTATCCAAAATTCTAGGACCAGCATTCAAACTTTTAGACTTCTTAACAGGTGCCGCAGACATACTCAAAACTGTAAAAGGATTCTTCACTTGCAATCAAACAAAATCAGTATCTTGCACAGGAATCAAAGAGTGGACAATTGGTTATGGACCAAAGAATAGAGCAGCAGCAAACAAAGCCCTTGATAAGGCACTAGAAAACGCAAACTTGGCAAGATTATTACCAAAAGTTCCTGGTGAAGAAAACTCTCCATATACAAAACCAGATTGTGGAACACCATCAAGTTGTGGTGGTCCAAAAGTATCATTCTTTGGTGGAAATGGTATTGGTGGTGCTGGTAAAGTAATTATGGGAGGGATTGTGGATAATACAGAAGGTTTGAGTGAGATTACTTCTGCCGTTACGAGAACTGGAAGTATTATTGGTGTAGAAATAACAGATCCTGGAAGTGGGTATTCTTATGCTCCACCAATGGTGACTTTTGAAGATTCTTGTGGTCTTGGATATGGTGCAGTTGGAAGAACTATTGTTGATTACAATACTGGAAAAATTACTGGTGTTTATATTGTATCCGAAGGAGAAAACTATCCAGTAGAAGATGATGAGGAAAATGCGGTTACTGAGGCATACATCCTCAATTCTGGAACTGGATATTCTCCTGGTGATACTGCTACTGATGATAATGGAACAGAGTATAATTTGACTATTGATAATGGTAGAATTATTGCCGCATCTCCAATAAATAGTAACATTGTTAGAGATCTGCCAAAAATTACCGTCAATGGAACTGGCACTGGTGCGCTCATCAAACCACTGATGGGACCATATAATCCACAGAAAGAAGTTGTAAGCGTAATCGACTGCGTATCATAATATGTCCGAAAGACCTAATCAAAATACAGAAGCAAGAAGTTATATAAGTTGGGGTCCAAAGGCAAGAATGGACTTCTGTAATCCCCAAATGAATGGGGATGGAACGAATGTCTATACTCTTTATGGATTTACTGATGACCAGGATGTTCATTTGCAGATGTTCAATGAAAGTGGAATCTTTCATATGCACAATGATAGAGCAATTGAAATTGTTGCTGGTTCAAAGAATGCTCCTGGTGATATAGACCTTGAAATTATTGGTATGAATGGTGATATTAACATCACTTGTTTGAAAAATGGTACAGTCAGAATCAAGGCGCAAGGTATAGAACTTCAATCAGATGAGGATATCAATATAGAAGCGGGTAGAAATCTAAATCTCATTTCCAAGAATGGAAGAACTTACCTTGAAGGTAATGCAATTGATGTTGATGGTAATGAAGGAAACTTGGTTGCGGCAACCATTGGCGATTTTAGTCAACGAGTGTTTGAGGGTAGTTTTGTTGGTGCAGATTTATTCAAAGGTCTTATCAAACAGGTTCCTATTGTTGGTGAACCAGTAGCGGCACTTCTGTAAAATGGCTGAAACTAATAATTTTTCACTTCCTACTAATTTTACTGGTGATGTAACCTTTTACAAAGACGTTACGATCGGTGGAGAATTTAAGTATGATAATCTTTCGGTAAAAATTCTATCAGTTGAAGATTCTTTTTCAGTTGGAGATGATGTAAAAGTATCTTCTGGTATTGTAACCGCAACAAAGTTTGTTGGGGATGGGGCAGACTTAACAGGAATTGTTTCTATTCCAACTGGTGTGATTGTAATGTGGTCCGGAACTACAATACCTTCTGGATGGGCACTTTGTGATGGAACTAATAGTACACCAGATTTAAGAAATAGATTTATTGTTGGTGCTAATGATGCCAGCAAAACAGGGATTACAACGCAAACAGGACCAGGATTTAATGCTACTACTGGTGTTATTGATGATACTTATGAACCTGGTGATATTGGTGGAGAAACTTCACATCAACTGACAGTCGCAGAATTAGCATCACACACTCACACTGAGCAGTATAATGTTAATTCTAGTGGTCTGGACCAGGCAGGTTCTGGATCTGGTGATAATGATAATACTTCTACTAGGAATTCTGGAAGCACTGGTGGAAACAACTACCACGAAAACAGACCA